ATTCTTTTGTTCAGTAGAAAGACCTTTTATGTTTTTAGGTAGAATAAATGAAGACGTAAACACTTACGTTCTTTTAGGGATACGTGGTAAATTATTCTTTATGATAGGTAATATATATATTAAACAAAAAACTACACAACAAAATCCCGGAGGATTAACTGATATATATCTAGATCTCAGTACTTATGTTAAATTATTTTATACAGTTATGTATGCTCTTCATGTACTAAGATAACGTTGATGGGTAATAAATATTATAGATTACATCATAAGATATTATGGAATAACTGCTTACCTAAAATTTTAGATGAAAAATATAAATATAATGATAGTGGGTGATAAATATGCCTAGAAAGTTAAAATTAACTGAAGAATTTATAAAAAAAGCAGTTAAATATTTAGAAGCTGGTAATTATCAAACCCATGTCGCTCAGGCGCTAGGTGTTTCACATGAAACGTGGTTTAGGTGGCTGCGTGAAGGACAGCAGGAAGGAAAAGGGATTAAGTATGAGTTCTATGAAGCGGTAAAAAAGGCTGAAGCGCGAGCGGCGATAAGAAATGTTGCGATAATCCAGAGAGCGGCGCAAGACAATTGGCAGGCGGCTGCATGGTGGCTTGAAAGGAAATTCCCGGAAGAGTGGGGTAGAAAAGATAAATACAATGTTGACGTTGGTGGAGAATTTATGTTTGAAATTATTGAAGTAGATGGTAGGAGCGGAGATGATGAAGCTGATGAAGGTGGCGAAAAAGAAGAAGATTAAAGTTATTAAACGTATTTGGGACTTTTTAAAGCAGTCAACGTTTAAGGTGAATGTGATCTATGGTGGTGCAGGTTCAGGGAAGAGCTATACAGTAGCTCAGTTTTTGATTTTTTATAAGATTCTGAAGTATAGAAATAAACGCATTTTGATAACACGTAAAACGAACCCTAGCTTGAAGCATTCAGCAATGCGGCTGATAAAAGAGCTATTGGATGAGTATGAGATACCGTATGAAGAATTTAAATCAGACCAGATTTTTAGGTTTCCGAATGGTTCGGAAATAATATTCCGAGGGCTTGATAACCCTGAAAAAATTAAATCGCAGGAATTTAACTATATTTGGATGGAAGAGGCTTCTGAGTTTAGCTTAGAAGATTACTACCAGCTACGATTGAGGTTAAGGCGTCCAGCGGCAGGAAATAGGAATCAGATGTTTTTGACGTTTAATCCCGTCGGACGTACGAATTGGGTTTATAAGGAATTTTTTGAGCAGAAACAATATGATGTTGGGATTTTACATACAAACTATAAAGATAATCCTTTCTTGAATGATGATTATATTAAGATTTTGCTTAACCTTAAAGAGAAGGATGAAGCTTTTTATAAGATTTATACGCTTGGGGAGTTCGCGGATATTGAACACTTGATATACAATAACTATCAAATTGATTCGGAATTTCCGGAAAGTTTCGATGAAATAATCTATGGCTTGGACTTTGGCTTTAATAATCCCACAGCGCTTGTGAAAATTGGTATTAGAGATGGTGAATATTATATCTTTGAAGAGCTATATCAGACAAGATTAACTAATTCTGATTTAATAGAATATTTGAAACAACTAAATATTGATGGCATAATATATGCTGATAGTGCAGAGCCAGCAAGGATACAAGAAATTCAGGCTGCTGGTTTTATGATTTATCCATCTGAGAAAAATGTCCGAGATGGGATAGATTTTGTTAAACGGCAAAAACTTCATATTCATCCTAGTGCAGCAAATATTATCAAAGAGCTCCAGAACTATAAGTGGAAAGAAGACCGGAACGGTAATATTCTTGATGAACCTGTCAAATTCTTAGACCATGCCTGCGATGCAATAAGATATGCAATTTACACTCATAGTAGAGGTCAGCAAGTCGGAATTCAGTTTGTGTAGAGGTGATAAAATTGGCAAAAAGAATGAATTTTTTTAAGAGAATTTGGAAGTCATTTTTTCCTTCTGTTGGAGTTGATATAGTCGAGGTTGCTCGTTCAAGTGTGGGTACAAAGGATTATCTAAAGGCTTACGAACAAATATCTTGGGTTTATTCATCGGTGAAGTTGATAGCCCAGACAATTGCGGGGGTAACATGGAGGCTTTATGATACATCAAAAGATAATTGGGAAGAGCTTTCAGAGCACGAATTTCTTGATTTAATAAATAAACCGAATAAGTTTCTTTCTAGGTATGAGCTGTTTATGTTAACGGTTTCGAGTCTCGAATTGACAGGCGAGGCTTTGTGGTATTTAGTGAGGCGAGGCAATAAAATTATTGGGATTTTCCCGTTAAATCCGATAAATCTTGAGATTGAAATATCTAATGGTCTCCCAAAGCGATATCTTTATCGAGTGAAGGGACAGAAACAAGTCTTAGATGAAAATGAGATTGTCTTCTTTAAATATCCAAACCCGTCAAACCCATATCGTGGAGTTTCCCCGCTTAGAGCAATAGCAGTGTCGGCAGACGCTGATTATTATGCAGCCCAATGGAACAGGAATTTCTTTCAGAATGCCGCGACACCTGCGGCTGTTCTTGAAAGCCCGGTAAAACTTCCACAGCAGGAAGTGGAACGTCTTAAAAACATGATGAGGCAATTCTATTCAGGAATTGATAGAGCCCATGAAACTATTATTCTTCATGGAGGGCTTCAATTCAAGCCGATTCAATTATCACAGAAGGACATGGAATTTCTTGAGCTGAGAAGATTCACACGTTCTGAGATTGCGGCTGCATTCGGGGTTCCACTGAGCAAGCTTGGAATTTCTGAGGAAGTTAATCGAGCCACGGCTTATATTAACGACTATACATTTGCTAAGAATACAATTACTCCGAAATTGATAATGATTCGAGATAGCTTAAATACATTTCTTTTAAAGCATTTTGGTGAAAATCTTTATTACGATTTTGATAGTGTTATCCCGGAGGATGAAGAATATCAAACACAAAAATATATTAATTTCGTAAAGCTTGGAATAATGACAATAAATGAAGTCCGTGAGGAGTTGGGATTACCCGAGGTTCCTTGGGGAGATACACCGTTCAATCCGCAGATGTTAATCAATTACGGTTTGAAAGGTCAAGAGGAAGCCAAACCAAAAAGTGTTTTCAAATCACAGTTTGAAAGAATAGCTTATTGGAAGGCAATAGTGGAAAAGAAGCAGAAAGTAGAGGATAACTTCAAAGGTAAGATGGTTAACTTCTTCGAAAAGCAGAGAAGACAACTCTTAGAGAAACTTAAACAAATCAAAGAATATAATCTTGGAAAGCAGAAAATTACTATGGCAGAAGTGGAGAAAATCCTTGATGAGCTTCTTGCATTTCTTTATGCAGATGAAACAATGCAGGATTTGAATAATATTTATATCTCGGAGCAAACTAAGAACTTTATTAATTCTTCGATGGACTTTGCAAGTGATTTTGGACTTGCTATGTTTTTTGCAAATGAGAACCCGTTATTGCGCGAATTGATGGAGGAAAGAACTAAGAAATTTTCTGTATATGTTGAAGATACGACATATAAACAGCTTAAAGAAAGCTTGATGGAAGGTTTCCTCGCTGGTGAAAGTGAAACCGATTTAGCGAAGAGGGTTAATGATGTGATGTCATTAGCAAAGCGGCAAAGGGCAGCGACTATCGCGAGGACAGAGACTTTTTCGGTTGTGAATCAGGCACATCTAGAAACAATGCGAATGAACGGAATTGAATGGAAAGAGTGGTTGACGGCAGGAGATGAAAAAGTACGAGAAAATCATAGAGCAGCTAATGGTCAAATTGTGAGAGTAGATGAGTATTTTATAGTTGGTGGTGAATATTTAATGTATCCCGGAGACCCGCGGGGAAGTGCCGAAAACGTAATATCGTGTAGATGCCTCAATATCCCCGCTATAAGTTAATCGTAAACTTTTCATGGTATAATAGCGTGCGAGGTGATGAGAATGGAAAAAATGATTTTAAGAGCTTATACAAAGCAAGTTAACGAGAGCAAAAGAACTTTAATAGGTGTTGCCTCTACGGAGGTAGTTGATCGATATAACGACATAATTAAGCAGGACGGTTGGATACTTGATAACTTTAGGAAAAATCCGGTGATGTTATGGTCGCACAATTATAATGAGCCACCCATCGCTAAAATTACCGATATCAGAATCGAGAATAACCAATTGATTTTTGAGGCTCAATTTCCTAAAAAAGGGGTTAATGAGCTAAGTGATAAGATATTTGAGTTTTACAAAGAAGGTCTTCTTAATGCTTTTAGTGTCAGCTTTATACCTATAAAATATGAGCATAACGAATATGGCGGCTATACATATACACAACAGGAGTTATTAGAGATATCTGCTGTTACAGTCCCAGCTAATCAGGAGGCTCTTGCGATGGCTTTTAAATCTATGGATGAAGAGAGCCAATATAAATTACTTAAAAGCCTCGGAATTAAAACTTTAAATCTTGAGGAAGTGTTTAAGGGTGCTGTTCCTTCTCATGAATCCCAAAAACTTGATGAAAATAGCGCTTGGGATGCAACGGAAGCGGTTACAAAGCTGAGAAAGTGGGCGTCTTCTGATGGAACAGGTGATAAAGATACAATTGATTGGGCAAAATACAAATGGGGCTTTGCTTGGTATGATGCTGAAGATAGAGAGAATTTTGGAGCTTACAAACTCCCACACCATACTGTAGATGATAATGGAGTGTTAGTAACCGTTTGGCGTGGTGTTTCTGCAGCTATGGCGGCTTTGATGGGTGCTCGTGGTGGTGTGGATATTCCTGATTCTGATTTCGATAAAGTTTACAATCATTTAGCAAGACACTATAGAGAATTTGATAAAGAGCCACCCGAAAAAGAATTTGTCTTTGCTTTACGAAGATGTTTCAAAGAGTTGAATGTTGTAGAAGGAGCGTTAATGGATGTCATTATCGAAAGGAAAAAAGATGCCAAAAAACTTGAAGAATTAGTAGAAGCGTTTAAAAATTTCATGGAGTTACATGAAAAAATGACTCCGGAAGAAGAAGCGGAAGCTGATCACAATGGTGAAGAAGTCCCGGAATTTGATGAACCTGAAGGAGAAGAGAATTTGAGTGAAAAATTAATCGAAGAATTAAGAAATTTTGTCAAGGAGGTTGAGAACAATGAGTGAAGTTAGAACTGCATTGAAAGAATTCTTTGAAAATGAAGGTGCCGCTATAATAAAGAAAATTACTCAGAAAGAGCTTGAAAGAGTAATTAAAGAAGCCGCGGACGTGAAAGTTCCGGAATATACTTCAGACGTAAAGAAAGACGCAAATGAGTTCTTTAGAGCTTTAATAGATAGGGACAGTGTAGCTTTAAAGGCTCTTTCTGAGGGCGTTGATAGCGCAGGCGGTTATTTCGTTCCAGAAGAGTTCTTAGCAACCGTGTTGGATATAGCTAAGGATGTTGGCTATGTTAGAAAATACGGTACTGTTATTAAGATGAGCTCGGATACATTGAATATACCAAAACTAGCTTCTAAGCCAAGTGCTGTTTGGGTTTCCGAAGGTCAGGCAATTTCTACAGGTCAGCCGGTAATTGGACAGGTCAAATTGGTAGCAAAAGAAACTGGCTTGATAGTCCCGGTTACACGACAGCTTATTATGGACAGTAAAGTTGATGTCCAGCAACTTATAGCCAAGATAATCGCTGAAGCAATAGCAGAGGCCGAGGATACTCAAGGATTTACCGGTGATGGCACGGTGTTTACTGGAGTTTTGAATGATACAAACGTAAACGTTGTCACAATGCCTGAAACCAAAATTGGCTTTAGCGATATAACAGCTGATGACTTGATTAATCTTATTTCTGCGGTTCCATCTAAAGTAGCGGATAAAGGCGCATTTGTAATGCATAGAAGCATTCTCGCCACAATTAAGACACTTAAAGATGGTAATGGAGCTTACCTCTTTAATCCCGTCGATAAAACAATTTGGGGTTATCCGGTTTATACAAGTGATGTAATGCCCGCACTTGCGGATTCTGCAGCTGATACTAAATTCATAATCTTCGGTGATTTGAGCTATCTCTATCTTGGAGATAGAGAACAGATTAGTGTTGCAGTAGCTGACCAAGCAACTGTCGGTGGAACAAATCTCTATGAAGCTAATATGCTTGCAATAAGAGTCATTGAAAGAGTCGGACTTGCAGTTGCAATGCCGAGTGCATTCGCAGTCTTGAAGACAGCTGCAGCCTGATGATAATAATTAGCTCCCGCGTGAGCGGGGGCTTTTAACCTTAGCGGAGGTGGAAATGATGAAAAGAGCAAGTTTATATATTTTGATATATGCGTTAATGATTGTAGGGGCATTAATATTTTCAGCTTGGAGTGTTCTTGATAATACGAAGACTTTCTTAATCTTAGAACCTCAGCAAATTACAGCAGCAGCTTCTTCGAGTGCAATATCTTTAAAAGGCTATGAAAGAGCACATATATTGATAGCCGTGAATGCTTCTCCAGCTGCAACTTTGACAGCTAAAATTTATGAATCCATAACTGCGGCTGGGACTTATACTTATTCTCAAGAAGCGTCTGTAACGAATATCACTACCGGAGTATTGGAACTTGAGGTTGTGAAGAATATGGATGCTCCGTATATTAAGCTTGAGCTTACTCCTACAGGTACGATGACAATATCGGCTGTTGGAGTTTACTATGAGGCAGCAAACGCACCATTCTGAGGAGGTGGAATCGTGAAAGTCAAACTCAAGCATGCACTCTTTTATGGCAAGAGATATGAAATAGGTGAGGAAGTGGATTTACCTGAATGGTTGATTAAGGCTTTAGGGGATGACTATTTGGAGGTTCTTGAAAAAGAATCCGAGGTGAAAGAAAATGCTGGTGACTCTTCAGGAGCTAAAGGATTATCTAAAAATAAGCGACACGGAAAACGACACAAAGCTTAATTTGGTGCTTACACAGGCAGATGAATATATTAAATCCCAGTGTGAGAGGAATTTTGAATACGGGACTTATACCGAGAAGGTTAGAATAGCCAATGGAGTGCTTTTCTTGAAAGAAAGACCGGTTGAATCAATTACTGAGGTTATTGATGTTAGCGGGTATGAATATAGCGTTTGGGATTTTAACTCTGAGACAGGAGAAGTTTATCTTGAAGAGCAAATAGATTCAATAGCTGAGGTTACCTATGTTGGAGGTTATCAATCAATCCCAAATGATTTAAAAATGGCTGTTATAAGACTTGCGGAATATCTTTTTAATAATCCGGAAGGAGTCAAAAATGTCAACTTCGAAGGAGTTACCGTAGCTTATACAGATACTTTAGTACTAGTCCAGCAAGTGATTTACCGATATGGAGGGTTCCCAATTGTTTGATTTGAAGAATATTAATTTATTTTACGTGGATAAACTTGCAACAAAGCTAATAACAGTGAAAGTTCCTTCGGGAACGTCTTTAGACCCGAATACCAATAAAGTCGTGCAAACCTTTACAGAATATCAAATCAAAGCATTTGTAAGACAATTTAGTGTGGATACAGTATCGCACTCGAATAACTTCTTAACTCAAGAAGCACGCAGAGTGATTTTTCAGAACACATTTGATCTAACAATGGATAGTATAGTTGTAATTGACGGCCATGAGTACAAAATAAAGCAGATGTCTATTAAGAATGGATACTATGATTTGGCAGTTGATAAGAAATGAAGAAGATTGTTGATACAAGGCTCATTGAAATAAGAAGCAATATTGATGAGTTTAATAAGAGGCTTCAAAAGCTAAGAAAGTTGACACCACAAGCAGCAAACTATGTTGTTAAGAAAATTGCGTTTGGTCTTTTCCATGATTTAATAAAACGGTCACCGAGGCAGACAGGGCGATTACAACATGGATGGGATATTAGAAAGATTGATGAATATACTTATAGAATTTTTAACCCAACGCATTATATCATCTATGTGGAATTTGGAGTGAAAGGGCATCCACTTAGTCAGGATAAAGAGAAACGTAAGAGGTCTTTGAGATATTTGTTCGCTAAAGGAATTTTGAAGAGTGTTAAGGTAGATAAAGGAAAATATACAATCGAATATTACTATACTCCTAAAGTGCAAAAGGTGGCGTTCATTCGTAATACTATCCGAGAATGGGCGCAAAAAACGCCAAAACTTGTTAGGGATTATCTGAGGGAATTTATAATTAAAACCATGTCAGGAAAGTGATGTGAAATGACACAGAAATTTTATCTTAATATCATCAGGAGTTTAAGAGCATTTTTCTATAATATTGATAGCTCGGTTAGATGGTATATTGATACCGAAAATGAAAATATGCTTGATGACGAGTTTGTGGAGGTTTTAACCTCTACAAGAATTATTGAAGATGAGATTAAACCTAGCTTTGGAGATTTGATAAATTTAAATGTATATTCAAAGAATGATATTGATGTTCTTGTAGGAAAAATCTATGAGGCTTTAGATAATAGATTCATTGATATTCTCAATTATGTAGATGGCACTCTGGAAAAAGTTGGCTCTATCTATGTGAAACGAATCGACATAACTAATTTAGGCTCGATTAGTGGGTATTATGTGAAGAATTTAAGTATAGTAATTGAATGTTATTATTGACAGGAGGTGTGAACGATGGGTAAAACTTTCCCATTGAAGCCAAATACGGCAGGATATATAAGAGTGCAGTTTTACGACGGTAGAGATGCAACAGATTGTACAACGGGTGATTATTACCCCGCTTTGATTGAATTGAAATACTTCGGTGAATTACCAGAATTGAAAGAACCAAAAATTAGAGCAGAGTTGAAACAATTCAATGATAGAGGAGCCTTCCACGGGTTTGAATTTGATGATGATTCAATCGATATTCCAGAGGTAACATTTGAGGTTGACATCGTAGATGACCAAGTTTCAACAAACGAATATGCTTTGAGAAAATGGTTCCAACAATTAAAATCCACAGACCAGTATGGTACAACTCCTACTGATGCTTTGATATCTACCAACGATGGCAATGCACAGGTAAGAGCTCAGGATGGTTCTTTACAGAGTATAAACCTTCCGACTGGTTTATTTACTCTTGGAATGGTTGTGCTCTTTGATAATGGAGACGTGAACACAAAATTTGGGCTTGACTTTCCGTACGTGGAAATAAGAGACTCTAGCTTTAGCTCCGGTGATGGTCGCGGCAAGTTTAGCTTTACAGTAAGAATCTGGGGTGTACCAACAGACGTGACAGAACTCAAGACACAGACTCAAGTAACGTAAGGTGATTGGTGATGGATAAATTTAAATGGAAGATTATCAGCTATCAGCTTGCTGGAGCACATATAAAATTGGTCGTGGATTTTGGGTATGGATGGAAAGAGATCACGGAGACTCTTGAAGACGGTACTGTTCAAACAAGATATGAGGGACACGTTGAAAGAGAGATAATAGAGCTTCCATTCTTGATGACGACAGAGCAGATTCAAAAGTATTTAGATTTGTATTGGTCAAACAAATATGGTCCATTAGATACGTATTACACGACTCTGAATGACTTGGATTCTATAATCGGTTTAAGCAGTCAATAAGCGGGGGCTCGGCTCCCGCTTTTAAGGAGTGAAAGCGATGGCGAGATTGATTAATAAACGTGATGTGGCTTTGTATGTAGAGGAGCTTACAGAACAGAAGAATCATGGAATACCTTATATCAAGCTTAACCGAACTAACAAAGGAAGGGGTAAAGGCAAGATTGAGCTTTATCCTATCACGATTGTGAATCTTCTTGGCAAATACGGTAATTTTGAGGTTGATTCAAACGGCGATGGATTGGCTGATGGTTGGAGTGTTTCCTCAGGCGTAACATCACAAGCATTATCAACATCCTCTGTTTTTGGTAGTTACTCTCAACAAATTAGTACAGATGGTGCGGCATTGCGATATTTAGATTATATTTATCGAAATTTTGGTAGTGTTCAATCTGGAGATATTCTTTTTGCTTCCGTTTTTTTAAAAGTTACTGCTACAAGTGCAAATGTGTTGCCTTATTTAACGATAAATACGGGAAGTAATATTTGTTCAAAAAGTGGGACTCAACAAAATGTTTTTGAGCATTTATATCTTAGTATTGTAGCCGGGGACTTAACATCATCTATAATAGCAGCAGGTATGAAAGATACTACTTCAGCTGCATTGCAAGCAGGAGATACAGCATACATTGATGGCTTTATGTTAATTAATCTTACATCGATGGGACAACTTCCGTTACCACTAAAAGAATTTTTCCAAAATCAGGTAACGAATTGGGAAGACTTAGCAACAACAAGCAATATAACTGCAGTTGACGGTAGAACCCAAACAGGTGAGGATTGGCTTGCGGAGCTGTTGCCCTACTGTGATTCAGTAGCTACGGCAGGATACAGTTTGATTGATGGGCAGTTGAATGTGATTGTTAAAAACAAAGGAGGAAATTTATTAAATGTTACATGGTTGCCATCACTATGCAATAATGAACGTGGTTATTATTCGCCAGCTTGGGGTGCGAGAATTATTTTAAGTTCTACTAAGAAAGTAATCGCGGAGGTATGGGCAGATGCCTCTGGAATTGGACAGGTAGCCAAAATAATACCAAACAAAACATATTATTTATCTGCAACTAATGTAGGAGAGCAAACTATTAATTTAAGAGTAACCGAGCGCCCAACCGCTAATTATAATGTTTTCTCAACATACCCGTATTACAAAACAACCGTAGCGCCAGGTCAGCGAGGAGTATTAAGTTTTTCATCTGACAGTCCATTTGTGTGGATTTCAATTGACCAATTAAACTCAGGGATATTAAGCGTTGAAAATATCATTCTTTCAGAACAGCAAACAGAATACACTCCACCACGCAAAAGTAAAATAGAGTTAGATACGGAGTTGTGTGGTTTAAATGGAGTTTACGAATTTCTTTTTGATGATAATAAACAACTTAAAAAAATTAAACGCTTTGAAAGGGTGTTAAAAGTTTCTGATGGCTCTGGAAATATTACCTTGTCTGGATATCAAAGTGGAACAAAGTGTATTTTGATTAACGAAGATAACGGTGAAACTAAGATTGTTGATGTAGGAAGCACGATAGCAACAGGATGGAATAATGCGAATGTTACGGTGATTTATAGAGTTTCAACCCCGACGATCGAAGAGCTGGGAACTAATGAACTTAGATTGTTCAGGAATGATAACTATATTTTGGTTTCACATGTTGTCAAAGATACCTTTACTGGCGATGGAATTACAACAACCTTTAATCTTTCGAGGACAGCTAACAATACTTATTATCAGGTTTATGTGAATGGCGAGGCTATTACAGAAAGAATAACAAAAACAACCACGAGCATTACTTTCGATAATCCACCAAAGAACGGGGCTTTGATTGAAGTGTATTACAATGTTAGTTATCCCACCTATGGAATATCGATTGAAACTTTTGAACCCACAGGCAATGAGGAATTATTAGACTTCATAACTAATCTTTCAATCAACGTTCAAAATAGCTCACGAGCAGTTACGAATGTTTTTGGTGAACAAGAAGTTAGAGCCCTTAATGAAGTTTATCAAATTAGATTTACACGAAACTTATTAGAGAATATAGATGATTTTTACCAACAGTATAAAGACAAGACTTTCAGGCTGAAGATATTAAATACTTCTACGAATGAGGTTGAATATCTATCACCTTGTAAAATTGTTAGTGCAGATAAAGATTATTTCGGAAGAGTGGAGAATTTGACTATAATAGCGTTAGACTATTATAAATTATAGGAGGGATATGATGAGTAAGAAAGTTTTGAGACTTAAGGAAATTCTTAAAGAAAAGAATAAATATAAGGGGTATTTTAGGTCAAGAGGAATATCGGAGATTAAAATCACACGTCTTGATGACAATGGAAAGCAGAAGGAGGAAATTGTTGCTATCGAAATTTACCCGCTTGGGGATCATCCCGTTTTGAAGGAGTTCAGGGATAAGTACCCTCAGCCAAAGCCACCGATAAAACGTGATTTTGTCGATTTGGCTACAGGTGAACCGGTTGCAAAACTAGGATTAAAGCCATCTCAGGTGAAAAATAACCCGAAATACGGATTTGCCGATGTTTACGATTTCACAGATGAAAAGTATCAGCAAGAGTTGGAAGAATGGAATAATAAATTGATCATGCTCCAATTGATGATCGTTTTCGATGTTGTGGATGAATTTGGAATTGAGAAGATAGAGGAGTTTGAACAGTTTATCAAAGATCTAGGTTTCACCGCAAACCAACTTAATAAAATCGCAGAGGATATCAAAAACTTAGATTTTTTGCCCAGCGAATAGACGAGCAGGAGATTCGTGATTGGTTTGAATGGGAGAAGTTTGAGGAAGAGCCAGAATATACACCATTAGCATATGTGATCATGAAAATCTGTGAGAAATTCGGATTTACTTATGAATACTGGGAAAGCTTACCAAAAAAAGAGCAGTTGAGATATTTATATTACATCACAATGGACAGCAAGAAAATGGAATACGAGCAGGAGAAAGCTAAGCAGCAATCATCGAGTTATCGAATTAAAGGTGGTGAGTTGCGTTGATAGAGGGTTTGAAATTTGATGTAGGCTTGAACGCCTCTCCATATACGCAGGGATTGTCAAAAATGCAGCGAGCCAATGCTCAATTTGAGAACTCCCTAAGAAAACTAGGGCAAGTTATAACCACGGTTTTTAGTGCCGTAGCTATTGAAGAATTTGTACGACGTTCAACTAATGCCTTTTTGCAATTCAATAAAGCCATGGCAAACGTCTCAACGATGTCATCGGCTAATATTAATAAAATGTCTGCCGCTGTTCAACGGATGAGTATCGAATTTGGAAAGAATATCCTTGACGCTTCAAATGCGCTTTATAATATAGTTTCTTCAGGCTACGATGGTAGTCAAGCCCTCGAAGTCTTGAGAGCATCTATGAAGGCAGCAACGGCAGGAGCTTCTGACTTGATGAGTTCGGCAAACGCAATTATTGCGACAATGAAATCTTTTGGACTTGAAACGAGTGATATAAATAGAATCCTTGATCTTCAATTTACGGCATTGAAAAAGGGTAGGATGACATACACAGAGCTTGCAAATGCTGTTGGTATATTCCTGCCCGCTGCTAAGTCTATGGGTTCAACTTTAGAGGAAGCTCTAGGAACATTCGCATATTTGACACAGGTTCTTTCGCCCGATGAGGCGAAAACTTCTTTGAATGCTATTTATCGTTCTTTGAGCTCGAATGTTGACAAACTGAAAAAACTTGGAATAGTGCTCTATGATAGCCAAGGGAGATTTAT